GAGCCAAATGGTCATCTAATTCTTGCTTAACCGCAACTAGCGAGGTATGCTCCAAGAACCACACCATCGCACGAAACGAACCCCTAAGGGCGGCCCAGATGACCCCTAAGAGGGTCACCCAGAATCCAATGTCCGCGAAATACGGCGGAATTCCGAAGTCCATTAGCAATAATCTAATTTCGTCCATTTAGGCCTCCGTTTTCTCCCACGTTTTAGTGAAAACGTTCCATTTTTTAGTAGAGTCATGATTATAAATTTCTAAATCTACCCTATTAATGCCAATATCACTAGGTGGTACGGATTCATCGGCTACGATAATTTTATTTAAACCATACTTATTATAGAATTTATCTCTAAGATTTAAGTTGTCATCTTTCCAAAAAAAGGAAGGAATTTCCAATACTTTAATTTCAGATAATTTGAAAGCGTTAATATCAATATCAGTAGCCTTTGGTAATTTCACAATGCTATACTCGCAACTTACAAAAGCTTCCGCACCTACTTTGATTACGTTTGGACATGTAAGCTCGCCTTCCAAATCGCTACGGCCATAGAATTGCTTAGGTAAAATTTCTGTGGCCGTCTCCGGATTGAATTCAATAAGACCTTTGATTTTAACAGTATCAACGACATGATCGATTAAGTTGAGATATTCAAGATAAATATCATCTGCACCGTAAGGCTGAATTCTAATAGTTGCACTTCCAGATTGAATTTCAACAGCTTCTGCAGTGCCACTCACTCGAACTTTAAAGCCATCTTGCCCGGATACTCGAATTTCAGTATCCCCTTTTCTTGGTTCGTTAAAGGTAAGTGGTGCGTAAGTTTGCTCCGCCAATGCATGGACTATAGCAGATAATATCGCTTCAAGGGTATCGCTATTAATAAGAATGTTCTTACCTTGAAGTGCTGAAACAACGCCTGATAAGTTAGGCATCTTCGCTTTTAAGGATTCCAACCACTCCTCCTCGGTTCCTACGAATCCATGTGCTAAAGCAATTTCATAAGCACTTTTCCCATTATCGCCTACCATGGTTGCTTTTACTTCCGCCTCTACTTTAATTGGACCTTCAAGTCTTACTGGTAACGCTTTGTTTTGCATAATACATTCCTCCTCTAATCATGCATGGCCACATCCTGAATTATGTTGACTACCCCCATACCCAGTTTGTAATATCGGCTAGGCTCCGATTCCTTATATGCAAAAGCATCATACACATGCTCACCAAAGGACTTAATTTCTAGGGTATCCTTTCCGGAAATATTGAATGTCGCAATCTTCCCAGATGCTACCCCTTGCACTTTAATAACAAGCG